AGGTCTTTTCCGTGAAGGCCACCACCTGTGACTGAATCTGCCATGTCGCTACCAAGCTTCCTGTTTGTTGCACCTGTATCAACATTGGTTCCTCCTGTCCAATCACCAATGGGATTGATTTCAGCACAAGGGTACTTTCTTGTGAGCTCATCAGTTGATGCATTACTTTGACAGATAATCAACCTATCCCCATTCAAGATGTATTTGCCATCATAAGGGTAAGCGGCGTAAATGCTATGAGCTATATTTGATAGTTCCTTTTGCTCTTTGGTTAAGGGCGCTCCCTTAAATATTCCATTATCACCACATCGGATTTTCCCTTCTTGATTGTCTGATAAATGCCTATCCTGAGGGACTTCAACATAATCGACATCGATATTGCTTCCTGCAATTCTTTTTACTGCGGCCTTCACTTCTGCTTTGTCAATATACACAGAAGACTCAGCTATGATGTGGCACTTACCATGACCTATAAGTACCTCAACTGCAATTCTAGGATTGTCTTCTTGTTTATAAGCTAGGTCTACTATTGCGCCTGCTATTCTATCAGCGATTTTATCAGGGTGACTTGGATTTACTTTTTCAAACATTTTTGTCTACCTCCTTCTAGCTTGTAGTAATCTTTCCATCAGATTGTCTTGAGGATTAGATCCACCAATATCAGCGGAACAGTTATCCTTTACAACTTGATAGATTTGAAACCATATCTGGTTTACTTGTTTCATATAATTTTGGCTCATTGCCACATAAGGGCTTTGCATCGCATTTCCAGTTGTAGGATGCTTTGCTAAAAATCCGAATTCACTAATTGCCTCTTCACATTGCACCCAACGTGAAACGCTCATCGCATATTGTTCTAAAAGTTGTGTGGATACTAGTTTTTCACATCTTCTTTTCTTGAGCCAAAGATACGTGCTTTTATAGACTTCCTCAGCACACATGTCTTTACCATTCTTTTGTTTTGCTTTCAGGTAGTCTTTTATCGGTGGCATATCGACACCTTCAATTTCTATAGGCTCAGGTAACATAACGGCACCATTCTCTACACTTGCTTTCCCCTCAATAATTTTATCCGCTAATGCTTTCTTCTTCGGGCCTGTGTTTGGTCTAGCACCACCACGCATTGTTCCATCTTTTGCCATAGGTTACCTCCTTCTTTTTTTGACTTTGCCTATTACCCCGTTTGAACTCGAATTTTTACACACGAAACCCCAGGCTCGGTTAAAATGCTATTTGCTGTAGAGATTTGACCTCCCCTAGGGCTACCAAACGCGCAGAAATGCCATAAATTTCGCTTTTTACGAGTTTCTTGATCAACTTCACCCTGATATAATTCAAACGCAACGTGAGCCATTTAGCGAAGTTTCTTTCTGTCACCCATCTGATAATGAATCTTAGTATGACACGACTGACATAAGCTCATGAGGTTGTCCCATTCATTCTTGCCACCGCGATTGAGCGGAACAATGTGATGAACTTCTTCAACAGGAGTGAGTCTACCTTCCTTGAGACATTCTTCACATAACGGATGAGCCTTAGCATATGCAGCACGTAGCCTTCGCCAGTTGTTGCCATACTTCTTCGAATGATTTGGATCATGCTTGGTGGCATTGTGCTCTTGCTTTCCTATCTTCTTATGCTCTTCGCAATACTTTTCATTGGTTAAGTTAGGACATCCTGGATAGGCGCAAGGCTTCTTAAATTGATATGGCACACAACCACCTCCTTCAGAGTATAAAAAAAGCCACCAGCAATTAAGCTAGTAGCCCATCTATATACATTTATCTACAATACCATAAATACATATAAGCATTGGTATTGCAAGTCTCATTGAGTCTCAATTTTTATAAGCCTTTAATCTTTTGTTCTAAACGTTTGATTGCATCGTTGTATCTTTTGCATTTAGGACACAAATACTTAATTTCACGCTTATAATGTGCCCTTATTACTTCAGCACCACACTCAGCACATAAGGGATAATAGAATGTAGGCGTTGTCATACTTCTACTTTCTTCAATCCTAATTCCATCTTCTTTTGCCTCTTTATAACTCATCAAATTTATCCTCCAAGTCTTTTATGGCTTGCTTGTGATATCTAAACATTGTTGCCCTAGAAATATGAAGGCTCGATGATATTTCATCCCATCCATTAAGGTGCACATATCGATAGATCAAAATTAATTGGTAATCATAGTTTTCAAGTTCTGATACCAGATTCATAATCTCAACTTTTGCCAATTCGATTTTATCTTGCTTGCACTTAATAGATTCTTCAACTTCCATCTTCTTATAAATCCACTTAACAAACGGTGCATCTAAGTTTCTAGTAGTTTGCACTTTTTCTCTATCGAATGATTGTCCTGGAACAGAATGCGAACGTTCCTCATAGATTTCTGCTAACTGCTTAAGTCTATTGATGTCGTAATTTAAGTACTTAATTTGATTCAGTTTTTCTTTAACACTCATGCTCTCATCCTCCCACAAAGTTTTTGTTAAAGTTACTGATTGACTATGATTGACAATGTTTTACTTTGATTTTCTAAGATTTGCTTTTACTGCATCAATTAATCTGGATTGACTTTTGTCCTTTTCTTCAAGTGCCTTTATGATTTGTTCATCAATTGTGCCTTTTGTTACAATGTGCTCAATTACAACACATCTATCCTTTTGTCCTTGACGATAGAGTCTGGCATTGGTTTGCTCATACAACTCAAGACTCCAAGTCAATCCAAACCAGATAAGTGTTGATCCACCTTCTTGAAGATTGAGTCCATGACCCGCTGATGCTGGATGGATAAGTCCTACTTCAATATTTCCTTTGTTCCAATCCTCAATAGATGCTTCAGTCTTGATTTCCTTAAAGTTAACCTTCAATTCTTCAAGTCTATTTTTGATTCTATCTAAGTCATGCTTGAACCAATATGCTACGAGCACCGGTTTGTCACATTGAGCTTCAATCAAATCTTCTAATGCATCTAGCTTTCTATCGTGGATTATTGCACTCTCATGGTTATCAAGATAAATCGCACCGTTGGCCATTTGAGTCAACTTGTTGGAAAGCGAGGCTGCATTAGACGCCGTCACATCCTCATCACGTAAGGTTATTACGAGTTCCTGCTTCAATTCTTGATACACCTTCATTTCCTTTTCGCTCATTTCTACTTCAACATGATTTGAGATAAGCTCAGGCATATTCAGGTAGTCATTAGCTTTCATGGAAATTGTGATATCAGAGATTTTGTCGTATATGGCATCTTCTGCAAAAGGCAAAGGCTTATAAGAAAATACTACTTGACCATTCCTCTTATCGGGTCTGAAGTATTGGTCACGGTAATTGGTAATAAATCGACCTAGTCTTTTCCCTTGGTCTAAGAGTTTGAATTCGCTCCATAAATCCATAAGACCATTTGAAGTGGGCGTTCCAGTCAAACCAATAACTCTTTTAACCATTGGTCTTACCTTCATCAAGGATTTAAATCGCTTAGTCTTAAAATTCTTGAAGCTTGAAAGCTCATCAACGACTAAAGTATCGAAATCAAATTGAATGCCACTTTCATCAATCAGCCATTGGACATTTTCTCTATTGATGATGTAGATATCTGCATTAGCCCACAGAGCTCTTTTTCGTTCTTGCTCTGTACCAACAACTAAGCTGCATCTAAGATAGTTCAAGTGATTCCATTTCTTAACCTCATCAAGCCATACCTTTGTAACTCTTAAAGGAGCTATAACCAAGACTTTATGAATTTCAAAGGAATCGAATAGTAAATCATCAAGTGCTGTAAGAGTTGTTGATGTTTTGCCAAGTCCCATCGAAAGTAGCAATGCTGCTATTGGATGAGTCTTTACAAATTCAATTGAATATTTTTGATAATCATGTGGATGATAAATCATCGATAATACCTCCTATGTCGTCTATGTTATCCAAGACATAGACCTTAAAGCCTAACTGCCTTAATTCTTCATGCCTTTTAATCTGTAGTCTTCGTGGTTTCTTCCCTGGTGCCTTAACTTCTACAAATGCTATCTTAGCAATTGCTAGTAAAATCAACCTATCAGGAACACCTGCATAATTTGGTGATATGAACTTCAAGCATAACCCACCACACTTTTTAACTTCTTTAGTTAGCTTGGATTCTATAATCTGTTCTTCTGCCATAGCCTTAAATTCCCTTCAGTAAATTTAGGTGTGCATAGTCTGTTATACTTATATATAAAACTTACTATAGGCCCTTTAAAAATACCCCTTAGAAGAGTTTTAGAATAGAGTATTACAGACTATGTATTTACCTTATTTTTAATCTAGAAAATCACTAAAGTCGTCCTCAAAATGAAGAGTTAATCCCTTGAAGTATTTTCTTTTGTTCTTCAAATATCTTTCAAAACCATTAGTTTCTAAAGCCGCGTAAAAGTCAGTTGTACTTCTGGTATATTCATTGTTTTGTTCACAATAACGTCTGTATGCAGAATATAGATCAGCAGAAC